TGATTAGGATTTTCTATGCCAAAGCTCGAACGAATCATAGCGTATCTTACGCCTGATTTATAGACCTTATCCCAGTCGATATTGCCATTCCAAGTCGATACATCAATCAATTTTTCTTTCACTGTAGATACCCCATTTCTTTGTAATATTTCTGCTCATCAGATATTTCTGTAGATGTTATGCTGTCAATATCTTCATCAGATACATTCATGCACTCTTTGATTTCTTCTTTAGTCTTGTTGTAAGCAAGAGCTTTGATAATTTGTTTTCTGATTGCGTCTGTCATTGTAAATTACCTCACTTTTATATTTTTTGTTTTTTCCATTCGCCATTGTGCTTAATATATAGTGTCATATCAATTATCCTTTTTTATTTGCTTATAGATTTGATTTGCATAAACACTTGCTCCAGCACAGAGAATACCTTGTGTAATTGCTGCAAAAATTGCATTCCAGACATCCTGCACAGATGTTATCTGAATAACAGACAGCAAGTATATTGTAGATAAAATAATGCCGGCACAACCAAGTATAATAGGTATATACTTGTCAGGTATTATACACTTTTTAAGTGCTATACCAATCAAATATAATACTGGTACAAGTATCATTAGTTCTGGTTTAACAAATTCTAAAAAATCCATCTAAAAATCCTCCTTAAGTTTACAAATCATACGGATATATCTTGTTGATAAGTTATACATTTTCGCAAGTTTTGATGCACTGTATCCTTTCTTACGCAATTTTCGTATTTCATTATTTCGAGATATTTTGACAAGTTCAGAATATTTTTTGTATATATAAAGAATCTTCACCACCAAAATACTTTGAAAGTTTGATGTAATTATCAATACCGATAACCTCAGCAATTTCACGCTGATTACCATATAAATCATCAATATTAATAATATCACTCATTTTTCAGCAAGCCCTTCACCCCAAACAGCAATAATACCGCTGAAATAAGGTTCAGGAACTTCTGCGGCAAGCTCTGTACGACCGTCATTTGAATTAGTGTAAGCCTTGCGTGAAGGCAAACCGAGAGCAGTTTCTATATCGTTATCCTCGATAAGTACACGCTGAGTTTTAACTGATACGCTTAATGTTGTAAGATTATCTACTGTAATAACATTCTTAATTTCCATAATAATAATAAAACCTCCAAAATTAAACTAAATATGTGCCTGTAACTGTTATTGATTTATTTGCAAGAGATGAGTCAGACTTAACTAATATTCCAGTACCATTTATACTTGCTACACTTGCACTGCTTCCATTTATATATGCTGTTGCTGCAACTGCTCTTTTTGCGATAATTGGTAAGCCTGTAACTGTCAAAGATGTACCCGTTATATCACTTCCTGCTGTTATTGTAACTGTAATCATTATAGTGTTGCCATTATAAACATAGTCAGCATTTTTTACAGTAATTGTGCCATCTCCATCAAGTACAGGGTTCCAAGTGCCAACCTCGTCAATTTGCGGATTATACGATACAATCTTTGTCCATGCTGACCAAGTTCCGCTTGAACAGTTACGCATAAACAAAGAGTTTTTCCCTGGCACAATAGCTATTTGCTGTGTAAGCGACGAAGCTACAATATGCATAACAATCAGCTTATATGTACTACCTGTAACAGGTGCATTTTTAATATCTGCTGAGACCGAAGCACCTATGTCATATGTTCCATCTGTTATATAATCGTCAAGATTAGAACCCGTTGGAAGAGTTGTAATTGCTCCAAGATAGAGTGATTTTATATTTTGCGTTGCCTCATATGCTTTTGTTGCACCTGTGCCACCAAGCGTAATTGGCTGTATTCGGCTTGAAACTTCATTTATTCTGTTGCTTGTTGAGGCAACATCAGAAAGGGCTGTCTGCAAAGCACTGAAATCATTTTCACGCTCGACAACTTCGGTTGAAAGTTTTGCATCAACAACACAATTAAATTTCGCAGATGTTAAAATCTCTTTATTTGTGCCATATACAGTAATTTCACACTCAAGAGTTGTTGCTGTAGAAAGAATATTCGCTGTCAGTTCAGCAACAATAACGCTATCGACTATCGAGCAATCTTTAAGAGCAATAGTTTTATTTGCTTTTTTATCATATGCCGTAAGCGTTACACGCTCTTTGTTCAAAACAATAGGCTTGCTATCAGCAGTAAGAACAATGTCAATATATCTTGATTTGTCATCATACTGCTTTGCAATAATTGTCTGTGTACTTTTCTGTGCATTAACATTCAAGGTCAATGCGTAATGTGGTATTTGCATAGTATTTCCTCCATTTATGATTTAGTTTTCCAAGCTCCATTAGCTTTAATGAATATCTTCTTGGCTTTATGCCATTCGCCGTTTATTTTTACATAAACAGCCTTTGATGTTTTCCAATCACCACTTACTTTCAGCCTTAGGTTATCTGTTGTAACAGACGGTAAAACTGAATATGCAGCAGAGCTTGACCAGTCTGAATATAAACCATAGCTGTTTTTCGCTCTTACAGCATACTGTAATATTCCTGTCGAATCATAAACAGTAAAAGCGGTATAGTTGCTTGGTGTAGTGGTTTTCGTTTGTGCGGTTGTAGGGTCAAGCTTTGCCCAGGATGTCCACGATTTACCTCCGTCAGAGCTATATCTTACCCTTACCTCGTAATATGAGGTTGTGCCAGACCAGGTAATTGTTATCGGGTCGGTACGCTTGCCTGAGGCAGATAAAAGCTTAAGATTCTTCGGCACAGCAGGGGATGATGCACAAGTATATTTGGCACTGCTACTTGTCGAGGTAAGTCCACGGGAATTGGTCGCACGAACACGGAAATATATTACACTGCCGTTCGTGTAGCAATTTGCGGACGGTGTAAAGCTTACCGATTTAGCTGTTGTAGTTGAGATTGTCTTCCAAGACATATTGTCACTGCTGTGTTGATAGGTGTACTTTCCTGCTCCGCTGTCGCCCCATGAACACGAGGCACTTATAGTCAAAGTCCGAGTGCTTAAACCTGAGCTTGAGCTAAGCGTTGCCTTTACATTGCTCGGAGCTGTACCCGCTGGTACTGCAAGTGTGCGGTTTCCGCTTGATATGCTTGCGGAAACCTGTGAAGAGTAGAATTTAATACTTGCTGAAACAGTAGTTGCTGAGGTTATTCCCGTTACACTGTACCATCCTGTGCTTGAGGGCAGATATTTTACCAATGGTGAAGACCACTGTGAAGGTGAAGCGTCCTTGAGAGTAACACCGCTTGCGACTGTCTTGCCCGCAAGAGTAGCTGTACATTTAAGGTTATAGCCGAAATAACTTGCTCCCGTAATCGGTGCTGTGCTTATTTTAAAACGATAGTAAACAGTTGAGCCACTGCGTTTAGTTTCAGCAGATACAGTGAATCTAATCGCAGGGCTTGTCGGCATTGTATATGTTGCCTGTAATTCAGCCATTTTTACACCTCCTAATACTGAATATAAATATCGCCGTTATTACCGACTGCCGAACTTGGCTCAGCTGTGCCGTAGCGAATAGGCTTGTTGCTCAGATTCACATAATTGCTGTAATATGAGCCATGCTGACCGTCGAGCAGGTCGGAATCGAGTTTAGAGCCTGACCCGTCAATAGTCAGCAGTTTTTCAAGAATTTCTGAAGTGCTTATGTCAGCCTTACCCGCAATTTTAGAAAATTCCCGCTTATCTTCCACAGATTTAGCTGTTGTCGAGTTTGCCGAAACTGTAACCTGTGCAAGCGGTATCTCGTAAATATCTCCTGTTTTTGTAAGAGATGTACCCGATTTATATACGGCTGTAATATTCCTTGCCTCGCTTCCTAAGTCGAGCCTTAAAACAACGGTGTCCGTATGCTCTGATGTGCCTGAAGCTATTGCAAGCGTTTTTACAGAATCGAGCTTGTACCAATAACCGTTGATAATAGCTGAGCCTGCACCCACTGATAAACCACTCGATGTTGAACTCACCTCAAGCCCCGAAATAACACCGTTTGTAAAAAATGTATTCCAGACCTCAGCCATATCGGCAGCGTCATAAAGTCTTTCATCACTCGTTGTACTATTAAAAAATCTTGATTTTTCAGCCATTTTATCACCTCCTTATCTGATTGTTGGCTTGAACTTTTTGATAATCCGTGACAGCCTTTCAGGAGCAGTTCCGAGCGTAACCGTTATTTTTGAACTGTCAGGCTCATAGCTTTCGCTTACTTCTGTAATGCGTAAATCCTGCATAAGACCGATTTCTCGGTCGCTGACTGTCACCAAATCACCCAAATTCCAGTGCTTTAGATACTCAAAAGAACCGCCCTGTGCTATTTCTGCTGTGAGTGTTTCTGTAAGTTTGTATTCTTTGAGCTTGTGCTTGCCCTCAGCAGAGAGCGAAATAGCCGTATCCGTATCGGCAATTTCAAGACTTCCGCAGTCTTCAAACACCTCAAAACGGTTTAAGCCCGTTGGTGTAGAAGAATTATTCGTAACTGCAAGATATAGTCGGTTAAAGTCCTCTCCAATCCCGCCACAGTAGGCGAGATTTTTGTAGCCAGACATATCGTATGTATAAGTCAGACTGTCAATACTCTCATAGTCCCTCGAAAGAATAACTCTGCTGTTGTCGTTTTGATTAACCGAACGGTCAACACCCGAAACATAATCAAATACAAGTCTGCGATTATCGAGGTCTATGTATATCTCCCAACCGCAGTCACAGTATTCCGAAACCGATTGTAAAATCTCATTCAATGGGTCATATCTTGAGAGCCAATTCGTTTGTATTCCCCGCCCCTTTGTCGGAGCTATGTATATATCTGTCCTGCGATTCTCATCAAGGGCATAATATGATGCCCTTGACGTATCCGAGCCGAGGCAAGCACCTGCAAAAACTTTAATAATCGTTTCAGCTGGAAGTGTTTTGCTTGACGATGTCGCACTCGGCAAAGCAAGGTAACCGCCATTTTTCGAGTTCGTTGACGGAATTATCACACGCTGGGTTGTAATTCCGTCCAAGGTTTGACCTGTTACAGTTGTCATTATTCCTGAGGAATCAACGGTTTTCGTTATTGCTCTGATTATGCCTGAACGGTGTCCGTCATTGCCGAGCATAATCAGGTTGCCTTTTTCGATGTTTTTTTGATTTCCGATTATATGCAGTTCAAAAGAGCCGACTCCCTGCCAAGAACGGGTAAGCTGTAAGCTGGTATACAAATCTATTTCATTTAGTAATTGCAGGCTTGGCGAAAGAATCTTAATACTTGGTATTTCCATATCAAACCCCCGAATAAAATTCACTATAAACTATCTTAACCGCTGTTTTTTGGCTGTCATCGCCACTATCGTAGCTTATGACATTCTCGCCCGGTTGAAGCTCCCAGAACACAGAAGCAGGGTCAATATATTGAAAAGCGTCCTTTGTACTTTTACCTGTTTCTGCAATTTTTACGCTTTTACTGCCTCTTGTTGTGACGATAACAAGCCTTTGTGTTTCGGTTAAACCTTGCTCGACAGCGATATATTTGCCTGTGGTTTTGTTTGTTATTTTAGGCTTAGCTGCCGAGCCATAAATTGTTATTGTAACAGGAGCAGGGACAGAGCCTTGATAATCAACCGTGACCTCGTTTTTTAGGTTGGCAAACTTAATTGGGAAAGAAAACGGGAACTTGAAGCCCTCGCCCTTTATGTAACCGATTTCCTCGCTTTTGCTTGAAAGTGAACGCCAATGTGGAAAGGGACACCAAAACGAAATATCGGCTTTATTGTAATTGCGAATACGCTCTATAAAATCAGGAGGAACAGATGGAATAGCCTGTGTGCGAACATGAATGTAATCATTACGGTAATACAGCCAGCCGAGCTTCTTTGTTGGAGTAAGCCTGCGAATTAGGTTATATCTTTGTGCGTACATATCCTGTCTGTCCTTACCTTTAACATAGACAGTGCAGGGGATTTTTCTCGGCTCAATCCTTATGCCTTGAAAATAAGCACCATCCATACCAGGGATAGTGCTTGAGATAACGCTTGCCTCAACTCCGCCAACACCGGTAACGCTTGATAGTATATATGGCTCATTTGCTGTTAAATAAACATATGTAGACGGATTGGAATAACTGCCATCAGGCGGAACATAAATCATTTTTTGCGTTTTAACCACCTCCTCAAAGATAAAAAGTGCAAAAAAATAAGACCTTAAACAGTCTTTAATGCTTGTTTATAGATTGATTAAATGCCACTTGAAATTTGTTTTGCTAAAGCCTGATTCGTCCTGTCAAGCTGACGGCGTGTTTCAACAGGGCTTTCAACCGGCTGATTGAAATTAACTGTTTGCTGTACTGTAACCGATTTTGAAGCGGTCTGTTTTTGAAAAGCTTGTGGAGAATTTTGGCTTGCCCAGAACCTATCCGCCGAGGCATTAGCGGTATTCGCCATTCGTCTTTGATAAGCCTCAATCTTCCCGAAAATCCCGTCAACATATGCCTCTATATTATCCATCTTGGCTTTCATGCCGTTATAGAGTGCATCACCAACTGTATTTCCAGCAATCTCATAATCAGACGCATAGGATTTTATCAGACTTATAATCTGTTTTTGCGTACTATCCGCAATAAACTTCTGTGCCTGTGCCTTTAGCGAGAATGAATCTGTCAGCTTATCATACTTTTCGCTGACCTCATCAAGTTCCTTTTTCAAGCGTTCCTGAGTTGCCTGAGATTGTCCCTTAACAGCTTCAATCCTGCCTTGTAAGACTTTCTTCTGAGCCTCACGCTGTTCCTCGGCAAGTCGTTCAGCTTCTTCTTTATCAAGTCGATTTAACTCCTTTTGTAGCTGTTGGCGATTATAATCGTCCTTTTCGTAAGCTAATTGAAGTTCGGTTTGTTGACGCTTATTCTCGTATTCCTGCCGTTTGTTTTCGCTCTCCTGCTTATCCGCAAGCTCATCGAGTGCGTCAATCTCGCCCTGAATAGCAGTAACAGTTTTGTCCTCCCATTTCTGCCAGCTTTCGATGGAATCATTTATTCTTTCCTCCTCAATTTTACGCTGTTCCTCATATTTTTCTTTCAAAGCTTCTGTAACGGCGTCGGCGAGAGTGTTTATGCTACTGATTTCATCGTCCTTGAGCGATTTTTTGAGGTTGTATATTTTAATCTCAAGCTCCATACGCTCCTCGGCGGTCATCTTATATTTTTGCCTTATTTGCTCAAGTTGTCTTAGCTCCTGCTGAGAATTCATCTTTCCAAGAGATTTTTTATTTTCAATACCTTTATATGCTGCTTGTAAAGCTTTTGTATTAGCAGCCTCTTCGTCAGCCTGCATTTGTTTTTTGGCATTATATAAACGCTTTTCCATATCCATCTGCTCATCAGCATTTTTGCTGTACTTATTGTTTATACGCACAAGCCAGTTGTATTCCTGCTGAGAATTAAGCTGACCGATAGCTTTTTTATGTTCAAGCTGTTTAAGCTCATTCGCAAGAGCAGTATTTGTATCAGAACCGCTCCTGCCTGACGAGTTGCCATAAGTGTTTACATTAAGATTTTTTACAGCATTAATACGAGCCTGAGCCTGTTTGATATTTTGCTGAATCTTATTATATTCTTGCTGATTTTTCGCAAGAGTAGCACTCAAAGCATTTGTTGCAAGGTTAGCAATTGCCGACATACCCATAACCTGACCAAGCATTTTATATGCATTTATTTGTGATTGTATATTATTTATAACGCCTTTAGTTTCATCTGCACTCGCCTGAAGATTAGCTATTGTACGCTGTTGAGTAAGGATATAATCATTTTTCTTTGCCTTGAAAAGTTGTTTGAATACATCAGCTTGTTCCTTACCGAGCTGACCTTCTTTAGCCATAGCTGCGGCAACCTCGGGATATTTATCAATAAGGCTTATCATCGTATCAATATCAAGCTGTTTGCCCTCGTTGAGTGTCTGATAAGCTGAGGCAAGGTTCTTAACCTCGCTCGCTGTTTCTGACCAGTCAACAGAGGCTGAGTTTTCATTAAGTTCTGTAAGTTCGCTGTTATATATTGCAAGTTCGGCATTAATTTCGCTTATACGGTCTTTAATCTGCTTCTGTTCCTCCCTGAATATAGACATTCCTGCATAAGAGTTTGATTGTTTTTCAAGCTCCCTTTTTTCTTCTTCAAGGGTAGAAATCAGAGATTTCTTTTGACTTTCAAACACTTCCTTTATTTTCTCACCGTTTTTAAGTGTGAGGTCGCCTGTTTGGTTGACATATTCAGCGAGTTCAGGATATTTTTCTATAAGCTGACTAAGACTGTCGGCATTAAGCTTTTCGCCACTACTGACAGTTTGATATGCTGATGATAAATCGGACATAGCGTTAGAATATTCCTCAACTTTATCAATACTATTGCTCATAGTATCGTTTATTGTTTCGGAAAGTCTCTTTTGAGTTTTTTCTGTATCTTCGGCTGTACCGTTTAAAATTTCTTCGGCTTGCTTACATTGATTATATACTTCTAACCTTTTTTTATAGGCTTCATCAATATATGTTCGACTTGCTTGTGACAGTTGATTAAGAAAAGTTTGGATTGTATCTGCACTCTCTTCATCTCCGTCGTTAAGGTATTTTTCTTTAAGTTCACGAAAATTCTTCGAAATTTCTTTCATTTCATTTTCTGCATCTTCACCGTTTATTTTTAAAGAAACAGAAAATTGGGTTGAAAATAAACCCTTAGACCAGCCGTCTTTAATCTCTATATTTTGATTCTTACTTAGTTCATTTTTTATTTCATCAATAGCCGGAGTTATCGTACCACTATATGAATACAGTTTATACTCTTGCTTTGATTTCATTTCAGACTTATATTTTTCGTATTCATCTCCCGATTTAAGTAAAAGGCTTTGTGCTTCAGCTTTTCGAAGTTCTTCAATTGCTTGCTTTTGTTCTTGAATACTTCCTGTTACAGTGTCAATAGCGTTTGCTTCCGAACCATACTTTTTAACGAGTTCCTCTTGAAGTTGATATAGTTCTTTCTTTGTTTCAATTTCTTCCTGACGGGATATATTAACATTGTCAAGTTTTGAACGCAAAGATACAAATTGTTCGCTCGTACTATTCAGAGTTTCAACATTTTCCTTGTACTCAGAAGCCGCTTCTACCGCCTTTTGGCGAGCCTCCTCCTCTGCTTGCTGAACCTTTTGTATTTCATTTATAACAAGACTTGCAACAACTCCAATACCTGCTACAATAGCAGTACCCCAAGCAAGTGGTGCAGAAGCTCCTGCTGTCATTGCCTGTTTAGCAGCATTTACCTGTGTTATAATCTCGCCTATACCATCAACAGCGTCAGGAGCAATAGAATTAAATGTTCTGAGGGAAGTTGTCGCAAGGTTAATACCGCCTGCAAAATTCTTTCCTGCCTGCTTGTTATCAAGTGCTTCATTCAGCTTGTCTTGCTTAACCTGTGCACTTTGAGCGGCACTGCTTTGTTTTTGATATGCTGTTACAGTTTTCTTTACAGCATTGTCCTGCTTTTCGTAAACGGAATCAAATTGAGCCTCAAGCGTTTTTATTTTATTGACTTGATTATCCATTGCAGATGTTATTTTATCTACAGATGAATAATCACCTCGCTTTTCCGCTCTATACCTTGCGTCAGAAAGTTCTTGATATTTTTTGCGTTCTGTATCAAGTTTACTTGCAATAACTTCAAGTTCATTTTGGTATTTTCTTAAACTCGAAACATCTTGAAAACACGCTGAAATAATATGATCCGCATCTTTACCTGTTATCTTTAGCTTTTCAAGAACTCCTTGTATGTATACTATCGTGTCCTCGTATGACTGAGCTTTAAGCATTGTGCTATTGTCAACTACTGTGGGTGTATTTAGACCAGAAAGTTTATTGATTTCATTCTCAATATCCTTAGTTTTTTGAACAGTAGCTACAGTTTTAGCAACATAAGCATCCAGCTTTGCTAAAACCTTATCATATTGTTCCTCAAGCTGTGTAAGTGTGTCACTGTAGTTTTCTACTGCTCCACTATCAATATTATCTCCAACATTCAAGGCTTGCATTTTGGTTCTGCATTCATCTATCTTCAAAGCAATTTCTTCTAATGCAACACAATATTTTTTTGCTCCTGTAATATTTCCGAAACCTGTATTAAGTGTATCAACCATTTCTTGTCCTGTTATACCCATCTTTTCGAGAGAGCCTTTTATATAACTAAGTGTTTCGTAGTCAATTTGTGGCTTTATAACCTTAGAAGCAATGTTATCAAGTGTTTCGGTTATTTCCTCTGCATTTTCTCTTGCCTGCTGAGTTTCAAGCACTATCTCAGCAACAATTTTACCAGCGTCTATTTCATCTGCCATTTAATCATCTCCGTTTATTAAAAATGAGTAAATTAAAAGCACCCTCATATGAGAGTGCTTAAAATCTTAAGTTTCAGATTTTTTTACCATAATACAATCAGTAAAGCTGTTTGTTTCATCTAAAAATTCATGGTATTTTAAATTTTTAAAGGTTATTTCCCCACAGTGAATTTCACCGTCGTATATTATGCGGCAATCCTTTAATCTATTGATAATCTTTTTGCCATCACCTTGCGTATATTCTTTATCATATAACGGCATAACTGCATCTAAAATTTGTGGAATATCATCTCTTTCATTTTTGAAATCCAAATCAGGAAGAAAGTCCCCGTAAAGATTTGTTACCCAAATAGTATCTGTTTCAGTACTATCCAAATATACACATATTGATGATGTATGCGCTTTACTATATCCAGCTTCCACAAGTGCTGTTTTTACTTCTTCAGCTTTTATCATTTCGTCTTTAATTTGGTCTGAAGGACTTTTATTAGACTGATTATTACACCCCGAAAAGCAAATACAACATAACAAGATAACAAAAGATAAAATTAACAAAATAGTTTTTTTCATAAATAATCACCTCACCCATATATTACCATAAGTATTGTTTTCGGTCAATGAATTTTAGCCTATGGCAATATAAAAGTTTTGTGGTTATTATTTGTATAGAATGCTATATTTCGTCAGCGTAGTACTCTTTTCCGCTATTATCGTCTTTATCTATGCGGTGCATATCGTTATAGGCATCGAGCATAGCGATAAATTCATCGTAATAATAGTTTTCGAGCATTTCGGTTTTGCTTATTCCTACGCTCTGAGCTATTGCGAGCCATCGCTGAAGCCAGTATTCGCTTTCGACCGTGTCGGAGCTGCTCTCCTGCTCAGGCTCTGCACGGTCATCAAAAAATCCGACATATCGTTAACCTTCCAAAAGGCTTCAATAATTTCAGCAAGTTCTGAAAGTGAGAGCGGATTTTCACAATATGGGTCAAGCAGACGTTCTTCGGGAATTTCAAGAAGCTCTGAAAGTATCTTACAAAATTCCTCAGGAACGACTTTCAGCAATCTGCCAATAAGTGCAAGCGTTGTGCTTCTGTCGAGATTCTGAAGCCTTTCAAGAGAGTCATTCAGATTACTACCTTCGGGAAACAGTTCACCGAGCAAGAGAGAGGGAAGGTCATTAACCTCTCTCAAGACGGCGATATACTTCGCTATCGGCAGTTTGCGTATTGTAACTCCGTAAAGTTCATAAGACTTCGGAATACTCATATGTATGCTTTTGTCTTTTTTGAAGAACATTATGCATCCTCCATTGAATTAATGTATGCAAGAGTTTCACCTTTGTTGATGTCCTTTGTTGTGCGGATAAGATGGTCAATCTCTCTCGGTGTACACTTGAATGTAAGTTCATAGGACTGTGCATCGTTATTTGTACCCTTTGTGTTATGTGTGACCTTGTAGCCTGTACACTTGCAACAGAAATAACGATAAAGTCTGTAACCGCCATCACGGCGAAGTGCCGAGAATGTAAGTGCAACCTCATTCGGTTCATCAAATGTGCCTTCCTTGAGTTCTGTGTCAAATTCAGCACCGATAAGTTGTGCAAGATTAGCAAGGTCAGCCTCTAAAACAGTTATGACAAGCGTTGTATCTGTCCAATCCGAACCGCTGTCATAAATGCCATCGTCAGCAGGGATTGAAAAATCAGTTTTATTGTCGGTCGGAGAACAAGAACTTGCACCGATAAGGGTTGCTCGGTCAGTACCGCAGGCATAAGCGGAAAGCGTATTTGTGAGAACCTCGAAAAATCCAAGATTTGCAAAGCCTTTAAGATATTTTTTCATAATAATTTTTCCTTTCAAAGTTAAAATTTAGTTTTCGCCCCATAGGGCAATTTCGCAGTAGTATGTTGTATAACCCTCGCCACGCTCAAGGATAACAGCACCTCGGCGTGGACGGGCAATACAAAAGATTTTGTCTGTAAGATTGATAACAGTTTCTTCCGTACCGCTATCAATTAAGTTAAAAAGTCTGGAGCATACTCTGTATGCTTCCTCAGCAGTTGCTCGGCGTACTTGTATTTGTATATAAGTAAGTCCCGAACCATCATTGATTTCTGCAACAGTATGATCCCACTTTGAGAGGTTTATCGCTTCAATTTGTTTTGAAGCATCGGGCATAAAGTCGCAGTAAACATTTGTGTAACCGTTACTTAACAGGTATTCTCTTAATGCATAGTGCAATTTAATCACCTCTTAATTTTGCAAGCCGTTCTTGTATGACATTGTAATATTGCTCGTCCCATTCAAAGCCTGTGTACTTTTGCCCTGTATTTATACACGCAACGGCGGTTGTACCGCTTCCCATGCAGTTATCAAGCACAAGTTCGCCCGGATTGGTGTATGTCTTAATCAGATATTCAAACAACTTAACAGGCTTTTGTGTCGGGTGCAGTCCTCTTTCGCAAGGAATATTGAGTATCTGACGGGGATAATTCGTTACATATGTAACTGTATCCTTTTGAAGTGTATCGAAATGATAAACGCTGTTACCTTTTCCTTTATCCTTTTTGCCACGACTAATAATAGGCTTATCATGAATTATAATACCTTGCGGATTGTATGTCGGAGCACGCTTGTAAAATACACATACATCCTCGACACAGCGTAATGGCTGAAACTTGCTGAATGCAAATCCTGTTGTCATATTCTTAATCCAGTACCAACAGTATCGAAACAGCTTCGGCTGACTGGATATAAGTTTTGTAGTAAAAGGTTGACAAGCAGTCAGCACTATTGCACCATTATCCTTAATGATGCGTTTGTACTGCTTCCACAGTAAGTCGAACGGGATAATACTATCCCATCGACAGTTTGTAACTCCGTAAGGCAGGTCGCAGAGTATCATATCTATGCTTTTGTCAGGATACATACTCATACCTGCAACACAATCGGCATTGAAAATTTTATTTATAAAAGTTGCATTAAATTCTCCTATCTTTTAATTCATCATTTCATTTATAACTCCGCCTGCAATAAGTTTAAGTATTCTGTCCTTTTCCTCAACAAGAACGGATTCAAGATATTTGGCTTGACCGCCACGAGGATGGTCATATTCAGTATGCTCGTGCTGATTTGCGGCATACTTGGTGTTGTATGATACCTCACCAACAACTCTGTCTATATCGGCATTTTTAGGAATGCTTCCGTTTACGGTAAGACCACCGCCTTTTTCTCCGCAAGCGTAATCTTCACCATTAATTTTTACCTCAACACTGCCACGCAGGTCACCTGTATCAACTGGTGCTCTTTGCTGACTTTCAGAAGCGACATAAAGAAGTGCGTCAGCAAGTCCCTGAACAGAACCGCTCACCATATTGTCAACGGCTTCCTGAATATTTTCTGTGACTTCATTCAGTCCTTTGAGATATTCACTTTCGGGAATATTCTGTCTTTTTGCCATAGCAATCACCTCACAAAATTACTTCATAATGGTCAATGTTTCCCATCAGACTTGTAATAGGTGAACACGATTTAACTGTATAACGGGTGTCGTTGGCAGTAATAATGCTAAGTGGCGGTACAAATTCATCGGAATATACCGTTGCGGTGCTTATAACCTTGTTGCCTTTTGAATCAAGCGTCTCCTGCGTTTTATATTCAATTCGGCAGTTCATTTCAATAGCTTTGGCATACTCGGTGTCACCGAAATCGTTGACACCGATATACCTTTGCACCGAGATAATATCTTTGAAGTATGGAGTGAACAAACTCATACTATCACCGCCGAACCGAGAATATACGGTCGCATAAGCGAAATTGCGACCTTACTTTTAAGCTCATTATTTTGCTTAGAAGATGAGTTGGAATCATCTGAATAGCTTTCACTGGTGTTTCCGAGTTTGATTGAAGTTACACCCTGTTCACGCAAGGAATCTCTTTGCATTGCTTGTGTATCAGATAATGTAAGTGCTTCAAGAGCCTGTGCCATAAGCACTGCTCTCGGTACTTCCGAATTTCTTCCTCTCGGAAATTGTAGAGTTTGTTCAGCACTATGTTTTCGAGATGTAAGCATAAGGCTGTCGATATGCACAGTAGCAAGTATTAAATATTGCTTTCGTTCGCCGTCTGTAAGCTCTCGCCATTTCCCAGATGTATCGACATCTTTAATAAGCTCGTTTGCTTCTTCAAGGCTTAAATAACTGTTGATACCCTTTTCAAGCATGATTACTCACCTGCTGGTACAAGTGCCGCAAACGGATAGCGTGTATCAGTACTATTGAGTTGTGTAACTGGGTTAGGCAACTGCCAGCCAAGACGCATTACACATCTAAGAGCAACCATATCCTGCTGAGCAAGATTGTACAAAATCTTACCGCTTGCATCACTGATGACAGCCTGGTCAAGTACCTTATATGTCATATCCTGACGCATTGCATAAACCGCCTGTGACCAATCACCGGCAATAAGCTTAACCTTACTGCTATCCCAAGAACCGTTTTTTACATAATTGATTGCCTGACCGTAAAGGGTTGATGGTGTATCCGCCTGCAAGCTTGGAGCAAAGATAAGACCGCCATTTTTGTCACGCAAACCTCTGAAAGATGATTTAAGAGCAATTTCTGCCGCAAAGCCTGTAACATCAAAGCCGTCAGCTTCAACCAAACCCATAAGTTCTGAAATATCCTCGGCTGTGTCAATGCCTGTACCATATGTAACCG